AGTTCATCTACATAATCAGAATCGATAACAGCTTCACTATTTGCTAGGATAATACCATTCTTGATTGATAGTCCAGATCGAGCATGAAGTCGAACAGAGTAACCCACAGGAATGTCTAGAATCAATCCTGTGGGCACTAAGACTCGTTCTTGACTGTTGATGAATACTTGACCTTTGGGTGTTGGTCTACTAAATTTTTTATTAGTTTCATTGTATCCATCATATGAATTTTTACCATGTCCTTGGTATGCAATATCAAAACAAGCAGATTGTTTTGTAGAGAAATTTGGTATAATCACATCAGGATGTGTTTTATAAAAACCTAAACTCACTGTCATAATATAGACTCCTCATTAGTCTTTTTTCTTCTTTGGTTTGAACACTGGTTGACCATCATTATCCCATTCAACATCAGCAGTTGACTTTGGTAGTTTAATATTTTTGAATGAAATTGCTGGCAGATTATTCTTAACAGTTGTGTATGCAGCAGATAGTTTTTCCTTCATTACAGAAAGAAAGTTGCTAAACATTTGTTTTACTCCTTTTTGGATTTTGATTTTCCTATAGTATATTTAGTCACTAGATTCCATTCTGATTTCTCTTTGTGAGAAAGGACTTTTATCTTATTTAGATTAGATACAGGTGAATCTGTCTTATTCTCATCAACCAAATCTAATAGTTCCCATTCATGAAGAAGATTTGCTATTGTGTTTCTTCTGGCTTTGTCGTCTTCTGAAAAGTCAGATTTCTTACCATCTAGTAAGAACATCTCCTTAAAATGAACAATGAAATATCTTCCTTGTTTATGTAGAATATGACAGGATTGATATAGAGATTTATCTTTCCTTGAAGCAACACCAATTCTTGATAATGTTTCTTTTACTTTTAGAAAGTCGTCAGGATTTTTAAGTTTCACCTCCACGAGGTCGCTTATGTTTATCATTTACACCACCTTTATCTAGTTTCTTTTTTATCGTAGTGATTTGTTCATCAGATAATATAGAAAGAACCTCTTTTGCTTTCTCATTAGAGTATTTATAATACTCCTTTATTGCTTCTAAATTCTCTATAGTATCCTTCTTAATCCATTTCTGGAAGGGTCTTTTATACCCTCTTACACTATTTAGAAAAAAATGAAACTGTAAAAGTTTGTCTACACTAGGATTCTTGTTCATCTCATTTGCATACAGGATACAATCATAATGAAAAGATAATGCCTTATTGACGATATAAGGCACATAATCTTTTTCATTAGCTTCGGTTACCACAGAACTTTTGTTCTGTAGTAACGAAGGAATTATGTCTTTGAAGATATCAGACATTGCTTCTCCGTTGATACATTTCTTTATATGTTTCCACATTCATAGAACCCATTTTGGAATTATGAATACGCCTGATCATTACGATATTATCGAGACTTGTTGATCCACCTTCAGAATGAGGAATAATATGTCCAGCTTCTGCATCTTCTAGCATCAATTTGTTTCCATCAATGTAACAGAGACCTCTCTGCTTGTTAAGCAAAAGTTCACGATCTGAACGATTAATTTTTCTCCTCGAATCAAGAACGATCAAAATCTTCCTTTCGATCAATTCTTCAGGAATTAAATAATACTTTTCCATCCATTTTACCGAATCATTCCATCGAAGAGTGCGATGTTTCCGCAGATTTTCAGAAAATAGAGCGGCACGCATCTTCTTTTCTTTAGAATTTTTCTCATAGGTATCGATCATTTCCAATCCATAATCCGATGGATTTTTCTTGTTGAGACCAGAAAAAGCTAGTCTGAAATAGTCATACCATTCACGAGTATCTTTGATGGAGAAACTATCATATCGATCTTTGTAAGTGAAATATAGACGCATAAGAATGATAAATTCATCCTCCGTGATCTTTGCGAAATGTGAAATGGTATTTCGCTTTTCTTTAGCAATAGTGTAGATAAAATCTAGACACGATTTGACCTTCTTTTCCATAGATTTGATATTATTATCATCAATCTTGGAATCACAATATAGAATTTCAATCTCTGCATCGTCACATGAACTTGGCTTTTCGTTCTGATGAACCACAGAAGCAATTCGAGCAACAAGACGATCATATGTCAATCGTGTAGGATCAAAAGATAGCCACTCTCCAATAATTTTATTGTCTTTGTTATACTTTACTTCAAATAGAGGATGATTCCAGCTTCTCAATCTATTATCAGTTCTTGCAAATTGACGAATCATATTTGCAACAGGTATATCACCAACACCATTCATCATTTCTTGATGATTGACTGGTGTGCTGTTGTTTGTAGTTTCCCACACATGTGCTTTTTGCATGGGAGTAAGTTTTCTATAAACAACAAACCGAATCTTGAAATTCATGAATCTATTTTTTTCATCATCACTCAATTCATAATAGAATTTAGCACCAATGTCGGAATTATAATTCGAGTTCAATCGAAATTTGTTATTATAGAAGTCACGAATTGCACGCTTACGATTTCCACCGTCGATGGACTCATATTTCTCGGAAAACTTTAGACGCTCTTCTTGTGTTCTTTCATTGATTTTCATTTCTGAAATATCAATACCCTTGAAGACTGATCCAATGATAGCCTGGCGCTTTGTTGGATTTTTATTATTTCGATCTTCAGTTCCATAATTTGAAACATCAATTCTTTGATGAATTGGAAGTAGATCAGTTTCTGGAAGAAAATCATGAATGAATTCTCTGATGCTCATTACAAGCACCGAATAATCCATACAACCAATATCTTGAGAATTCATCGTGAGTGAGCTAAATTTAGACATATCATTTTTCCTATTTTTGAAGTTCTGGCACTATTGCACGGACTTCATGATGATACTGACAATTCCATGTTCTGATCATCTAAGTGATATAGTAGCATCATTCTGATAGATTGTCAATTCATTTCGCAATCCACCATGATTTCTGTGAGACATGCAACCAGATTAATTTCTTGGTCAGCCACAAATGCTGCCTGATACTGGTACTTGGCTATAATAAGAACTGCTTGCGGAATACTCTCAGGCTTCATAGAATCATAAAGTCCATCATATATCTTTCTATAGATTCGTGATGGATCAATATCAGAATTGAGAGCTACCCACTTACGCATTCCAGAGAAGTTCTTTTCCTTTAAAGCTTTTACAAGGTCTGCAATACTCTTGACTTCAGATACCTGTACAAGAACACTGGAATCAATTCTACCACTACTTGAATACCTTTGCAACTCATTTAGTGTTCTGCGATAATCTGGAAAGAACTTTTCCACGATCTTGACAATAATTGATTTGTCATACTCGATACCTTCAACATCAAGAATTTCACAAATTCTGCGAAAAAACATTGACGCCATCTTAGGCTTTTCATCAGACTTTAATGTGAAGTCAATTACAGAACACCTGGAATGTAGAGCATCAATCAGCCTAGATTTGAAGTTACATGTAAAGATAAAAGTACAATTCGAAGAATACTCCTCAATCGCACCTCTCAAGGCCGCTTGTGCTTCTGGTGTAATATAATCTGCCTCATCAAGAATGATGACCTTTCGATTGCCAGTCAACGAAACAGTTGATGCAAAGTTCTTGATCTTTGTCCTTAATGTATCAATACCTCTCTCTTCTGACGAATTGATGAAGATATAATTTAGATCAATTTCCTCACACATGGCAATGGCTACTGTCGTCTTACCGACACCGGCAGTACCAGTCAACATGAGATTTGGAATCGAATTGCTATTAACATAATCCTGAAAGACTGTTTTCAGTCTCTCAGGAAGAATGCATTCCGAAACTTTTCTTGGTCTATATTTCTCAACAAAAAGGAATTCATCACTCATTTTAGACATACCTTTTCATAAGCTTCTTTCGCCCCTCTTCTGTTAATTGACTATCATAAATGCGAACAGCACTTGTGAGCATGACAGATGCCAGCATCAACAGATCATTATAATTATCGCACATCATAATCTGCCTGTCAATAGGTACAAACATTTCTTGCATCCGTTCTTTGACTTTATCGTCCGACATGTTATTCTCCATTATTGATTACCATATCATAAAACTCTTCGAAAGTCTTGTTTTCTTCCACAGTATCATTGAAATTGGCCTTATGATGTACCTTGGCCATCAACTTTACCAGTTTCTTATCAAGACCCAGTTTTGTTGAAATCTCTTCAATAGCTTCCTTCTGATACTCCCTTTCTGCTGCGATTCGAGTTAGAGAATTATCCAATTCTTGAATTACCTTTTTGAGGTCCTTCTTTTGTTCAGGAGTCAGAGAATTGACATTCACATTTGATTTATTATGACCAAGCAAAGACATTGTGTATCCTTATTTCGCGATTGCAATAAAATAACGAAGTGAACTATTTACAGAATCGAAGATCGCAAAAGCATTCTCTTTCAGCTTCACATGATAATCTCCAGGAATAAGCTTCAGATTTTCTGTCTTGAAAGATACTGTAAAATCTGCTCCTTCATACTTTGAAAGAACAGTGGTTGCAAAGTTTGAAGTGGAATTATTCTTTTCATGAACTTGCAATCTAATCTCACCATTTGAACCAAGAACAGTCAATGTGGGAAGATTGTTCATTGAAGCCAATCGAAGAAGCTTCGTCAAATCATTATTGCTTAAATCAAATTCAACTGTAGGAGAATTCATTACAAGTTCCTTATCAGGAGGAGAATCAATAAGTTCTGGTGCAGATGAATAATAATTCAGACTCATGGAACCAGAATCCATACGAACAAACTTTTCTTGGAAAATAAGATCGGGATTGTCCAGAGTTACGATATTACCAAGAAATTGGTTCAGATCATATACTGCAAATTTATATGGAATATCATCTTCAAGTTCCACTTCAGCAAGAATGGATTGATCTTGTGAAATGGTCCTTTGCTTTTTTCCTCGATTGAGAACCAGACCAGAATTAATTGTAGAGAAGTTCTTTAGAACAGTCAAACCAAAGTCAGATAGTTTCATCATATAATCTCCTTAGTAAGAGTAAGCAAGAATGATAAAATATCCCAGGAAAGTAAATACAAATACTACAGCAGTAGTTAGTGTTACTACTCCTGGTTGATCCATCATTATTTTGAAGTTTGTCATAAAAATTTTCATTGTGT